TAAAATCAAATTTTATCCAAAACCATGAAGCACCGCGTTCAATAAATTGGAGTGTGTAATCACCTTCAACAATATCAAATAATTTTTGTAGTCGATTCCAATCATCGTCATTTGAAAAAAACTTCTCTTCCTTCAAAATCTCAACATCGTTCATGTCGGCATTATACTACTTTTTTGCTTAATTTCTTTTTCGTACCAAGAAATATATTGTTTACATAATGAATAAATCAATTGCAAAAGTGAACGCATTTCTGTTGTCATGGATGCAACACCTGTTCTCTTACGCTTTGCCTATCTAAGCCAGTTTGGTTGATAAAGTTCCTCATGTTCGCCTGCCACTGTTTGACTTTCATCCACTCTGTACCAGCTTCAATACCCGCCGCATCTAAAGCCGCAGCTTGACGTTTCCAAAATCTTATTTTGCGTTCAATCTCACGTTGATACTGAGTAGCGTCATAAAAAGATATTTGCTTATCTCCATACGTTACCTTTTTATTCTTGTAACTTTTCAGCGTTGATGAGTTGTAAATCTTCTCTGATATTCCCTCGAAAAAGGGATAGAACGAATGGCGACAGTTCCACCCTCCTAACCCCTCGCCCGTACCGTAGCCAGTAGTTGAAACAAAGTTTGGATATTTCTTATGAGTGCCAGAACGAGAGTAAATTTTTCCCTGCCAAGACTCATGATTCTCTGGTCCTGTGCCTTTGTTGCGTGCGCCAATATGCGCGGACACTGCTACCAAATCAGACCCCATCTCATCCGCGCGGGTAATCTGCAATTGATTGGCTGTTTGAGCCACACCAGTTAATACAGTCCGCCGCATGGCAACGTCTAGCAAGTCTTTTTTGCCCGTTCCATAATCAATGATGGTTAGCCCTTGCGCGGCTACGTTTTTGATTGCCAGCTTGATTGCCTGTGTATATGACATTGCGCCCGATGATACCTGCATATATGCGAGATCGGAATTATGGATAAAGGCTTGTTGTGAAGTTATTGCGGTTGTCTGTGTAAGGTTGTTCACAACACCGCCTGTTTTTTCCAGACCTGCTTTTAGAGTTTGCACCATGGCAGGGGATAGTTTTAGTGGTGATGGATTCAACCCAGCATTCTTATAAATTTCATCATCAAACGCGATCGCTTTTACTCCGTATTTTGTGAGGAGCTTTGCAATCTCTTTTTGAGTCTTACCCGTGAGTTTCGATAACTCTGCAAGAATGTTTTTATAGAGTACGCCACTCTCTTGAAGTCGTTGTGCTTGCCATGCAGCGGAGGAGAAATCCAAATTTGCTAATCGCCTAGCCATATCATTAATAACCGTCTGCTGAAAATCTTCATACAGCGGGGCTATGTCGTTTTGCAAGGCGTCGAAATCATCAGCGGATAACACTTATACTCCTACGCTCGCATTCGGATCGCCAAAGAAATTCACCGCTGTTAATTCGTTCTGTGCATCGGCTACCCATTGCTTTGCTTGCACTTCATCTAATCCATAATTGCGAACTAGAAATTGCCATTTGGGCATGGCTTGAAGTGTGACAGTCTGTTGATCCTGTACGAATTGGGTATCATGGTCGGACACAATTGAGTCGTCCCAATCATAAGCGGTTGTATATGTGCCATTCGGCGCAAGGTTGTAAATGGTGACGTAAACATCCATCGCGTAAAATAATTGATTGAGTGAATTCTCAAGTGACTTTTGCGTATCCGTAACCGTCGCATATGTGCGCTGTTTGGTCACCTTGATTTCGGTAGCCGTTGCAAACTGCAAAGCCGCAGGACGCGGTAAACTACCTTCGGCTAATCCGCATTGATACTCGATCAAGCGATAGATCGCTTCCAAGCCATTGATGTAATTTTGTTCGCGGATAGTTGGTGTCCAATCCTCGAAGAATCCAGGTTGGTCAAGTTTCGATTGAATATCTAAGAGCCGATATAACTTCTTATTCGGTAATTCAGGATCGCCAGTTATAGGATTTTTCTTGAAGGCTTGCACGTCCGTATATACTGCGCGTTCTCCAGATTTCAATTCCCATACTAAGGATGTATAAATCTCATCAGCTTCTTGCAACAGACTTTTACCGCCATTCCCTGATTGTGCTGCACGGGAAAAGATAGATACGCCCAATGGAGATGTAGAGTCAATGTTATTTGCAAATGGCATTTTGAAGTAGGCAAATAACGGACGGTCAACATTTTGAATGATCGCGTAGGGCTCCAACTCCGCCCAATCTGCAACAGACTCCAATGACACCGAACCGCCTAATTCTTTTTGGACACTGGACATATACGCGGTATTGGTAATCTCGTAATTCGTTCCAATGAGATTATGAGATTCAAGCCGCGTGTAATATCTCCCGCCGATTGTTCGTTGATCAACAAATACCGCACCGGTCATATTGCCGTTGCTGTCAAACGCAGTCGGATAAAGCATGTCCGCTTGAATACAATCAATGACAATGGCACCACCCTTAACATACGGTTTGAACACCAACCCACCTTTAGCAGCAGCATACTCAGTATTGTTTCGGATGCTACCCAATAGCGGCTTGATTTGTTCGTTCACGAAGTCGGCACGCGGACTACCTGATACCTCCGCTTTCATTTCAATGGTCACGGTACGCGCAAGTTCGGACGCAATTGCCGCACCCAAGTTAAGAGAGTGTACATCCACGTTCAACCATGGCGCTTTATTTTGGTAAATCAAACTCCACAGATTCAGCGCACTTACCATCAACGGATTAATGGCAATATCCGAACCTGTAACTCTTTTCATGTCATTTGTATTGAGCATTTTTTGTAGCCTCTCTCTAATCCATTGGATAATTTGCTGAAACATTATTCACCGCGCCTTTTCCAAATCAAGTTTGTAGCGTATCGCGTGTCATCAATTGCATGGTTGTTTTTGTCGGGATATTCGGAGATAATTTCTCCATCCTTCGTACGCTCGAATTCATAGTTAAGAAACTCCTCAGCGTGATACGGCGCACGAACATTATCAATAATTATTTCCGTCAAACCCTGCAACCATTTTATTGAATACTTGACTGATTCCGGACCCTTTTCAGCACCACGGCAATTGGCACCATATGCTTTGAAATCTCCAACGCTTTTAGGTTCAGCGGAATCAGCAATAAGTAAATCACTATCGTTGTAGAGCTTAGAATCAGTCAAAACCTTATGCAGATCCTCGTTGCTCTTTTTCCATTCGCGTACCTCACCAAAAATATAGAGTTTCCTTCGAGCCGCATCATAGTGCATTTTTCCATAGCTCGCGGGATCGGGATAAAAGCCCCAATCCAAGCCATGTAAAACTCTATCGAATTCTTTTATTTGTTCATCGGTGATTGCTTCAATTTTCACATTGGTAAATACCATGCCGCCGTCATTGGTAGACATGCCCATGTATTCGTGATTGTATGCATTGAGATTAACCGATTTCAGATGTTCGGCTTCTTCAACAAACGTCTTACCAAGCCACTCAGGAGGCACGGTTAGATACGTGCTTTGATGTTGATACTGAGTATCTTTTGGTATGAGCAAATATTTATTTGCCCAATTATTTCTACTAATTGGCGGATTGAACGATTTGAAAATATACGCTTCATCACCACCACGAATAACAGATTGTTCTATCTTGCGAATTGATTCTTGTCCGTAGAATTGGTCAAGTTCCTCGAACCACAATAGGCCAATGTAGCCAAATTGCGGCTTAATTGATTTTATTTTCCCTGGGTCATCTGCACCACGGAAATAGATTTTCTGGCTCGTGGGCAAATATTCAATTTCTAATGGTGAGGTCGTGCATTTGAATTCGTCGGATAATCCCAACTCACCAATAGCCCACACCAATTGAGCGTATACGGAATCTCTTAACGTGTTCGCTACTTGTCTGGTAGCAAGTGCATGAATAGTTGGATTGTTCTTAAGTAAATAAATCACCGCTAATGAAACAAACGACGATTTGGTAGAGCCTCGTCCGCCTGAGAAAATATACTCAGTATGTTTTTGTTGTACGATGTCTCGATATGGATCTAAAAATGCCGGCGCAATAATATCAGCGGGTATCATAAACGGCTGGTTATCACCATCACCGCTTGAAATTCGCATTTCGATTTTTGCCGGTCCGTCTAAATGAGTACTAATGAATTTATATAAATCGATCCAATCTTTATTGGTCAACTTCATCTTACGGGTTTTGACTACACCCGTATGTTTGGACGCTTCAAAGGTGAGATAGCCACTCATCAACGCTTCGATCGCGCGGCGGGTAATGATCGTCTTTTGATCATTGTTACCCTTGAAGATACTTAACTCATCTTCAAGGATTTTAGCGATTTGCCGGCCACTTTTCCCGGGAGGACGGCCGGCGGGATTCGGGCCGGACATACCTTTGACCCAAGTAGGATTACCCGCACCAGGCATTATTCATCCTTTCTATAAACTTGCCCGCGTCAAAGTTCTCACCAATGTTTAGGTGTTTCCATTTCTCAATTTCTGGATGTGGCGCGTCTCGTATGGCTAGGATGTCATTGATAGTCATTGATTCAAAATGCAATGGGAAGTGAAAGATATGTTTATAAAGATGATAGTTTTTCACAAAGCCTTCCCGCGAATCGGGTATCTTTTTATCATCGTAACCGTAGAATAGTGTAGCTTTACCACTGGCTACGGACAGATACCCGAACGTCGATTCTGATACAACCAAATCAGCTTCATTGATCGCTCGTAATGCATCATCACGGATATTCGGTGTCTCGTACACGTTGATATGTTGCAAGATTGCTTTTGTGCCTTGGAATATTCCCAATCCGCAAGCCTGTAATGTTCCATGGTAGCGAATTGTGACGCTCTCAAAATGTCCCATGTTTTCAACTATTTTTTTAGCGGCTCTTTGGACTCGCGCCAAACCTTCAGGTTGTGGAAATTTTCCATTGTGAATTGGATGAGCAGGAGCAAACAATAACTTTGTACCTCGTGATGGTCGAAATGGTTTGACCTCACAATTACTAAATCCAACTACCTCCACAGGATACGGATACCCATATAACTGCATGGCTACTTTCGCACCATTACTCACCACAAAATTACAAACTACTGGACGCGGCTCTAAAATGCCATCCCACAAAAACCAACAATACGGAGTATGAGGATAAACAACTACCGGCTTATCTGTTTTCAGTGGTCTAATTCCAGCACCCGATACATACTCTCCATCGTGATCCATGAAAAGGAAATCGGCATCATTGATATTATGAACACGGTCATAGCCTGCCTTCATAAGCGCGCAAAGAAAGGCGTTGCCTTGGTCTTTATTTTCACGCATAAAGAACTTTTTCATACAGTGTACGCCTTTGCATAATACATCGTCCCCGCGTTACAGGGATAATCGCGCTGGTCCCAAACGGGAGAGTAAATAATTCCTTTCGGCGTGTTCGGTGTAAATGCACTGTTGGGTTTCCAAGCCGTGCCAATATTGTGAATTTTGGTTGGCTTGTTTTCATGAGTGTAGTTCGTTGTCATTAATTCCGACGCCCGCAACCCCAACACTTTATAAAACGCAATTGGATGATTCGCGGTGACTGGTTCTGTGCGGTAGCGACTACCCAAAACATACTCAGTATTGGTTATCTCAATTTGGTTATCGCTCATGAGGCATGAGCCATATACAAGTTGACCATCCTTATACCAATATGGCGAATTGGGCGGTGTGCCTTCTTCGGTGTTGATCAACCATGCGCGTTTTTGCGAGACTGTAAAAGCGTCCGCACGTTGCAGGCTCATTAGGTATTGTTCTTCTCTTCCCCCGGCAATACCTAATACCTGAAACGAGTTAATCGCATTGAATCCATTTTGCTCAGTCCAAAATGGAAGCTGCATAAAGCTCGAACTTTCTACCGCCATTTGTCCATCTTCAGGAACAATCCAGCGACGAACGGTACGGGTAACGGATGTGCCAAAATCAAAATGAAAGTCAGTCATGAAACTCTCGCAGGAAGTTCTAAAATAACATCTTTTATTTCAGTATCAATTGTTCCGTATTCATCAACTACATAGGCAGGTTTGTATGTAGTTGTACCAATTCTTAATTCAACTCTCTCTGTCATAGGATAATAACAGGGAGTGAATTTGTCTTGTGGCACATCAAATACAAACGTTTTCCTATACAGGCTTATAGATACTTTCATGCCGTCTTATAATCCTTGACCTCGCTCGTCCCATCCGTGTACAGAACGGTTTCTTTCGCGGTCTTAGCTTCGGCTTCAATGTGCAAATCAAAAGCCTTCAGTACCTTCTCGGTTGCGGGCGGAGGTGTTTCGCCGTGATCGATCAATGTACAAATTTCAACCCCGCGATGGATGATTGCAACCCAATGCGTAGGATCGGTTTGCAGCCACTTATCCCCAACATATTGACTTGAATCTTTGTTGATTGCATCGGCGATCCAAAGCACATCACCGTAAAACTTTGTACCAGCGATGAATGATTGAATAGGGTTGAAGTCAGTCACGGTATTATGATTCGGGCGGAGTTTGGTATTGTCGCCTTTTGCGGTTGCTTCATATCGCATTGTCATAGGTGTTCCTTTCTTTGTCATTACACAAAATACAGCGGGTAAATATCGCTCTGCCCCGTCAGGGTTTTCAGGCATCAACAATGATTGACCATCCAAGATGCATGTCATATCTCCGCCGCCGCCGCCGTCAAACGCACTTACCGCGCCATACTGTTGCATGATGAGCGCACATTGATAAAGGGTTAACCCTTGGTTGGGATATGCGCCCTCGGAACACATTACCAGCAATTCGCCTGAAGCGGTCACACCGTAGATCGTGCGCGAGTGTCCTTCGGTGTATTGTGGTTCGGTGCCGGATAAGTACGGTTGTAAAACACCATCACGAATTAGATAACGCAAACCTGTAAAGGCATAGCTAGGATTTATGACATTGATATGATTGATTATTGGTTTTAGAACTGGATGAATAAATAATGATGGACGCGCCGCAACAGTATCACGCGGTATGATTTCTTCACCATCAACAACCGTGTAATCCTTCGGCTTGCTTATTCTTCGATCCCACTCCCCCGCCGCAACTGCCAGCGTTGCGCCTTTTCGCGCGGCTACGTGCGAGACCGTTTCAAGTGGGCTGCAATAGACCAATTCAAAATCATTCTTGGCTGGGTCAATCTTGAATAGTTCGAACTCCCAATTATCGCATGAGCCGTCTATCCACAACCAACCGTCATGTGGCGTAGTCGTTACATCGGGCGGCACGGAATTTGCATCACCCAATATCGCACGAAACACCGGCGCAATCCAATTGGCATCTACATTGCCTTGGATACCAGACACA